ACGCGAGATGCTGGGCCTTCACCTGACGCTGGCCGGCAAGGCGTACTGCTACAAGACGATCGTCGGCGGCCGCATCCGCGAGCTGATCCCGTTCGACCCGTCGAAGGTACAGACCAAGCTGGCCGCAGACGGCATCACGCTGACCTACGAGGTCGCCGGCCGCGACGGCATGGTGCGCGAGTTCGCCGCTGACCTGATCTGGCACCTGAAGGGGCCGAGCTGGTCCGGCTGGGAAGCGCTGGACGCGCTCGACATCGCCCGCGAAGCCATCGGCCTGTCCATCTCGTCCGAGACAAGCCAGGCCGCGGCGCACAAGAACGGCCTACAGACGCCCGGCGTGTACTCGGTTGAGGGCACGCTGAACCCGGAGCAGTACAAGGCGCTGCGCAAGTTCCTGACCGAGAACTACGCAGGCGAGAACAGCGGCCTGCCGATGATCGTCGACCGCGCGGCGAAGTGGCTGCCGACGGCGCTGTCCAGCGTCGATGCGCAGCACCTGGAGACTCGCAAGCACCAGGTCGAGGAGGTCTGCCGGGCCATGGGCGTCATGCCGATCATGGTCTTCAGCAGCGACAAGGCGGCCACGTACGCCAGCGCCGAGGCGATGTTCCAGGCGCACGTGGTGCACACGCTGGCCGCGTGGTGGGAGCGCATCGAGCAGAGCATCGACTGCAACCTGCTGACGGAAGCGGACGAGGTGCAGGGCATCTACTCCAAGTTCGTCGGCCAGGGCCTCATGCGCGGGTCGATGAAGGACCGCAGCGAGTACTTCGCTAAGGCTCTCGGGTCTGGCGGTGCGCCGGCCTGGATGACGCAGGACGAGGTGCGCAAGATGGAAGAACTGAACCCGATGGGCGGTGACGCGGCCAAGCTGCCGGTCGCCACGAACGTACCGAAACCGCCGCCGGCTGATCCGCTGCCGGCAGGAGCCTGACCATGTACCAGATCAAGCGCCAGCACGGCGTCGACTATGTTGAATGTGGGCTGATCGAGCTCAAGTTCGACGGCGGCGGCGACGCGGTGACTGGCATGAGGTTCCAGGGCTACGGCGCCGTCTTCGGCAACGTCGACAGCTACGGAGACGTGATCGAGCCCGGGGCGTTCGCTTCGTTCCTGTCCGACATGCGGGAAGGCAAGCAGGCCTGGCCAGCCATGTTGTCGCAGCACGGCGGCTTTGGCCTGACGGCTCAGGACATGACGCCCGTCGGCGTGTGGCACGACCTTGCGGAAGACGGCAAGGGCCTGAAGAACGATGGAGAGTTTGCCGACACCGAGCGCGGCGTTGAGCTCTACAAGCTGGCCAAGATGAAGCCGCGCCCCGCCATCAATGGCTTGAGCATCGGCTACATCGCCAAGGAGGTGGAGCCGCGCAGCAAGCCGGAAGACCCGCGCCGTCGATTGAAGCGCATCGACCTGATCGAGATCTCGCCGGTGACGTTCCCGGCAAACCGAAAAGCACGCATGGAGTCTGTGAAAAACGGGCTCGGCGTGAATGCCGCCGAGGCAGCCCTGCGCGACGCCGGGTTCTCTCGACGGGAGGCCAAGGCCATCGTGGCTTGCGGCTTCAAAGCCCTTTCCAGCCAGCGTGACGCTGGCGGCATGGGAGACCTCGCCGCATTCGTGCGGCAGCAGCGGGAAGCCCAACAGGTCTAGCCCGCCGAGCGCCTCGCGATCGAAACCCAGGCCGCCTACGGGCGGCTTCTTCATTCCCGAAAGGAAAATCCCATGACCCGACTGAAGTCCATTGCCGCAATGGCGGCCTTCGCTGCGCTGGCACTTGCCGGCGTGTTTGCCGCCATCGACCCGGTGGCGGCGTTCCATGCGCTGCAATTGGTGGCGCAGGCGCCGGAGGGCGTCCTCGCCGCCGGCCTCATGCCCACCGCCATCAGCCGTGCAATCAGCTCGCAGTACGAGCGTAAGGAGGCCGGCGGCGACGACGACACCGCGCCAGCCATCATCGAGATCAAGCGCTTGATCGAAGACCAGGGCAAGGCCTGGAAGGCGTTCAAGGAAGCCAACGACGCGCTGGTCAAGGCCAAGGCGGACGGCAAAGCGGTGGCTGACCTGGAGGCTAAGCTCGAAGCCGTGTCAAAGGACATGGACAAGCTGGCCGAGGTCAAGCAGCAGTTCGACGAGCTCATGCTGAAGCTGGCCCGCCCCGGTGGCCTGGGCGGCGATCCGAAGGACACCGAAGCCAAGGCGCTGGAGTTGAAGAACTTCAACCTGTCGCTGCGCGCCGAGTACCAGTCGAAGGGTCGCCCGCACCCGGGTGACCTGTCGGCCGACGGCTACGCACAGTACAAGAGCGGCTTCTTCAAGCTGGTCACTGGCGTCACGATGGACAACCTGACCAGCGATGAGCGCAAGGCCATGAGCGCCGGCAGCGACCCGGACGGCGGCTACCTGCTGCCGAACTCGACGCAGGGCATGATGGTCACGAAGCTGTACGAGCAGTCGATCATGCGGCAGATCTGCGACGTGCAGACCATCAGCACGGACAAGATCGAAGGCATCGTCGACAACAACGAGGCCGACGCCGGCTGGGTTTCGGAGCTGGGCACGCGCTCGGATTCCAGCACGCCGCAGGTCGGCAAGTGGGAGATCCAGGCTCACGAGATGTACGCCATGCCGAAGATCAGCCAGAAGCTGATCGACGACGCGGCGACGAACGTTGAGGCCTGGCTCGCCAGCAAGGTCGCCGACAAGTTCGGCCGCGTCGAGGGCACGGCCTTCTGGTCTGGCACCGGAGTCGGTCAGCCCCGCGGCCTGGCCTCGTACCCCACCGCCGCGACCGCTGACGGCAGCCGCAGCTGGGGCCAGTTCGAGCACGTCGTGACCGGCGCGAGCGCGGACTTCCACACCACGCAGTTCGACCCGATCCACACGCTGATGGGCGCGTTCAAGGACCACTTCCTGAACAACGCCCAGTTCGTGATGCGGCGCGCAGTGCGCACCGCGGCGCGCAAGCTGAAGGAGTCGACGACGAACCGCTACTTGTGGGAGCCGGGCATGCAGGTCGGCGCACCCGAGCGACTGATGGGCTACCCGAGCCGCGTGGACGAGTACATGCCGGCCCTGGCTGCCAGCTCGCTGTCGCTGGCCTTCGGCGACTTCCGCCAGGCCTACACGATCGTCGACCGGCTGGGCGTGCGCACCCTGCGCGACCCCTACACCGCCAAGCCCTACGTCGTGTTCTACAGCACGAAGCGCACCGGCGGCGGGGCCATGAACTTCGAGGCCGTCAAGTTCCTGAAGTTCTCGACCTGACCTGGCGGGCCGGCGTGATGCCGGCCCATCGCAACCCACACGAAAGGACTCCATCGTGAACAACAACGACCTGATGAACAACATCACGCCGAAGCGCGTGATTTCCCCGGTGTCGGTGGCCGACACCACCGCGCAAGTCGGCACCGTCGTCGACTCGCTCGGCTTCTACGGCGTCACCTACATCATCGCCACCGGCTCGATTGCCGACGCCGATGCGACGTTCACCGTGCTGCTGGAGGAGTCCGATGCGTCGGGGTCCGGCTTCACGGCGGTGGCGGACGACGACCTGATCGGGACCGAGGTGCTGGCCGCGTTCCAGTTCGACGACGACAACGAGTGCCGCAAGCTGGGCTACAAAGGCATCAAGCGGTACACCCGGATGACCATCACGCCGGTTGCCAACGCCTCAGCGGCGGTGATCTGCGCGGTTGCCATCCTGAGCAATCCGCAAGTTGCGCCGACCGCGAACCCGCCGGCCTGACCCCCGCCTGACCGAAACACCAAGAGCCGCCCACCCGGGCGGCTTTTTCGTTTCCGCCCGCCGAAGGAGCCTGACCCATGACCATCAAAGCCGGCGCCCCCGTGCGCCTCATCCAGCCCGAGCTGCGCGGCGTCGTGATCGAGCGGCGCATCAACCCCGCCACCGACGAACTGGAGGCGCTGATCGAGTTCGACGAGGGCGGCCAGGCCGTGCGCCGCTGGATCGACACCGGCCGCATCGAGGAGGTCCAGCCGTGACCCGCACCCTTACCCAAACGCAAGCCATCCGCGCCCACAGCATCCAGGCCGCCGTGTACGGCGCCACGCGCGACCTGCGCGAAGGGCTGGCCATCGGCGGCCTGTACAGCGCGCACTTCTGGATGCCTGCGCCGGCGCGGCTGGACGAGTACATCGTGCTGCGCGACACGCTGAATGGGATGCTGGCGCCGAGCCCCACAGGTCCGACTGGCTACGGCGCGTCAGGGGCGCGGACGCCTTTTCGGCGCCAGCGATTCGATCTTGCCACACTTGCCGAGATCGAAGCAATTCGCGCCCGCCTGGCCGAGATCCAGCAAGAGCTGGTGTGGGAAGACACGTTTGCCAACCTGGTCACCACGGAAGGCAAGAACACGATCCTGCATCAGTTCTTGAAGGGGTCGAGCTACACCGCAAGCCAGGCGTTAGGATTGATCGAGGACACCGGGTACACCGCCGTCGGCGCCACCAACACCGCTGCCAACATCACGGCCGTGGGCGGCGGGTCACCGGCCAACGGCTGGAACGAGGCTCCGGTGGGCACCGTCTCAGTCCGCCAGACGCCCAGCTTCGGCACGGCCGGCAGCGGGTCATTGGCCGCCACCGCCACGTCGCACAGCACGCTGGCCACCGACACCATCAAGGGCGCGTTCTTGATGGCGCGGTCTGTCGCCGGCACGGCGCCCACCACCGCCGTGGGCAACACGTCGGGCGCGCTGTACTCGGCGGGCCTGTTCAGCGGCGGCGACCAGGCCGTTGGCAACGGCGGCACGCTGCAGGTCACCTACACGGCCAGCGCTTGAGGACCACCACATGACCCGCACCGCCACCATCATCGCCGGCTTGCTGCTGGCACTGGAGTAGCCAATGACACCGCAACAACGCGCAACTCTCAAGGCAGCCGTACTTGCGTCGCAAGACCCTGCCATCGCTGCGGCGGCATCGGCCCGCAACGACACCGAACTGGCTAAGTTGTTGAACTTGCCAAGCACGTTCAGCGTGTGGCGCATTGATGTTCCGACATCGGAACTGATCGGCGCGGTGAAGCTCGCCAGCTTCACTCCCGCCGATGCGCCAGATGACACGATGCTCTACAACAACCGCTGCGCACTGTGCGAATTGAAGCAGAACAACATCCGTATGCTGTTCACGCGCGAGACGATCACAGCGCAGAAGCCAAGCACGCGGCAAGATTTGTCGGATGCGCTCACCAATGTCCCGGCCGGTACTGATGGCGCCGCAATCGACGCCGGCTGGCTCGGCGCTGGCAGGGTGAAGGCCACGATCACGCGACTTGCAACAGTGGCTGAAAAGGTATTCGCAACCGGCACTGGCAGTGCTGGCGTTCCCGGTGATCTGGGCTGGGAAGGCACCGTCGATGTCGGCCTGTTGGCCCAGATGTGGAATGACTGATCATGGCGAATGAAGCCTACATCAAGACTGGCACGGCCCTGCTTATCAGCGGGGCTGCTGGCGCTGACTACGCTTGGTCGGTCGAGGGCATAACCAGCGGGGCGGGCCGGGTATCGGCGCAGATTGATCTCGGCGCATCCCCGCGGCCTGGTTTGTACAAATGGTCCTGCGAATGCCAGTTTCAGGCCACGCCGACCCAGGGGCTTGGGCTTGAGCTTTACAAAGCTGGAGCGCCAGACGGAGATTCGACTCAGATCGACGGCGACATCGGCAGCAGTGATGCAGCTTTACCAGGCGCAGATCCTGACGTACGCCGAAATCTCAAGCACTTCGGCTACGTTGTCAGCGAAAACGCCGCCGCATCGGAAGCCTGCGTGACGTCCGGCGTATTCGAGCACTCGGACCGATATCTGTCGTTGGTGGCCTATAACGGTTCGGGCGCGACGGTGAACGCCACCGACACGAATTTCGTGTTCATCCTGCAGCCATATAGCTGGCAAGGCCAATAACACATGGCCGCGAATCTGCGCACTTGGGCGCAGCGCCAGACCGCCACACCGGTCGGCAATCTGATAGAGCTGGACCTCTCGCATCCGTTTTTTGCAGCGGACGAGTGGGACGTGTTCTATGCGGGCACGTATTACACCAAGCAGAACCCGGAAGGGACGCCATCAGAGCTGGCGTCTGCGCTGCTGAACGGGATCAAAGGCAGTCCGGCCGGCGTGCTGTACGGCACCGATTCGACATCTGGCACGCTGTCTTCGCGGCACAGACTATTCCCATTGCCGGATCAGCGTCATGTGTTGCTGACGTTCGAAGGGAGCGCACAGCAATACGTGCCGCAGGAAGGTGCGGTTCGCACTTACGTAGGCATCACGCATGTCACGCCAAGCGGCATTGTCCGATTTGGCAATGGCGGGGCGCCCGCTTCTACGACGCGCCGAGATTACACGTACACCCGTGGCAATGATGGCACCGGCGTCCTGATCGTCCCGGCTGCATCGGCGACAACTGCGCCGCGGGTTTTCACTGGCGGCGCACAGCAGACGGCTACGTACTCCTCCGGCACCGGCACCACATACGACTGGGGCACCAGCGATACCTGGGGCATGGTTGGATTTGCCATCGGCGCCAATGCCGGAGAGGCCGGCTTTTGTCCCTTTACCGCGGCATCAACAGCCGTTGACCTGCCGGCAGCCTTGTATGCCGAGTTGTCTGCAAACCCGTGGGCGCTACTCAAGCCGCGCCGCATCTGGGTGCCGGTGCCGGTGTCGGCGGGGGGGTCAACATGGGACGCAGACCTCACCGAATCAGCCACCGCCGCTGACGCCGCTACCGCCGCCTACATCGCCACCGCCAGCGTCTCCGAGTCCATCGCCGCGGCCGACAGCTTGGCAGCCGCCACCACCTGGGTGCGGTCGTTGACCGAAGCGGCCAGCACCGCCGACGCGCTCGCCTCGGCCGTCACCTGGGCCCGCGCGCTGACCGAAGCCGCCAGCGCGTCTGACCTGGCCACCGCCATCCGCCACGCCGTCGCCGCGCTGACCGAAGCGGCCACGGCCAGTGACAGCCAGGCCACCGGCAGCATCTACACCGGCGCCGTGGCCGAAGCGGCCAGCGTGTCGGACGCGCTGACCGCCGCCGCCACGCTGGTGGCCCTGCTGACGGAAGTGGCCACCGCCAGCGACGCTGCCAGCTCGGCCGCCACCTGGGTGCGGCTGCTGACCGAGCCGGCCGCCGCCGTTGACAGCGTGGCCGGCGCGCAGGGGGCCACGTACACCGCCAGCGTCACCGAAGTGCTGGCGGCGACTGAACTGCTGGTGGCGGTGCTGGCCGCGCAAGGCGTCATCAGCGCCCCGCCGCTCGGCCACGGCCTGGGCATGTCGCGCCGCGTCACCCAGGCCGGCCGCAGCCGGCCTGCCAACCTGAACGACCGAACCCGGTGACAACATGCCGCTGACCCTCATCACAGACGCCACCGTCGAGCCCGTCACGCTGGACCAGGCCAAGGTGCAGTGCCGCATCGACACCGACATCACGTCGGACGACGACCTGCTTCAGACCCTGATCACCGCCGCCCGGCAGCAGTGCGAACAGGAACTCGGCCGGGCGCTGATCACGCAGACATGGGAGCGCGTCATTGACTCCTTCCCGTCGGCCGAGATCGAGCTCGGCAAGCCGACAGTGTTGGGCATTACGTCGGTGACATACCTTGACGGCGCAGGCGACTCGCAGGTCATGGACTCGGCCGACTATTCGCTGGACGCC